TACTTGAGGGTTAAATAAATCAAATTCCTGAACTTCAGGATTCTGTTTAGGTGTTCCATCTTCGTGCAACCATTGCTCTGAATAAAGTATCTTTTTACCGTCTTTACTTACTCTGCATTTAGCAAACTGTAAAGGGTAAACCTCACACTTCAATCCTCCTAAATCCCAAATTATCTGCCAATAAAAGCCGTTAAAAATCTCTAAGGATTCAACCGTCTTTTTATATACTGAACTCCAATCTTCATACCTATTCGCTCTCTGTAAAAAACTCTCTGCACGAACAGCATCTAAAACCGCATTGTATTCGCTTGGCTTAACGTATAGACCTTTACCTGATATGAACTTACACTTAGCTTTTAATATCGCTGCATGAACCGCATGACGGTTATAAAGGTCAATTACAAAAGATGGGTAATCATTTCTTTCACCGTAATAAATCCAGTCCTTGTTTTTCTTTTCAACAAATACGGGTATAGTCGAGTTATTAAACTCTATCTTTATTAGTCCTCCTGCTACTTCAACGGCCATAATGCGGAATTGATTGTTTTAAGTTTGCATAATACTCAGGGCTTGTTTCTACGTTTAAGTAGTTAATTAATCCTTCTTCAACTAAACCGGATAATGTTTCCAGGTCTAATGAATCAACAGTATTATAATTAAATGTATCAGCATCGGCAGTTTCATAAACATAATATCTATGAAAGCCGTATTCGTCTAATTCTAATTGTGCGCTTAGTGGAGTAGCGTTTTCATCCACTACCATCACTAAAAAGCTGTTAAATCTTGTAGGGTAAGAACTTAAATCAGTACCCAACTTACAAGCCGTTTTCTTTCCGGTAGTCATATTGACGGCTATTAAAATAAACTCAGGATTACTAATAGTAACCTTCTCATTTAGAGTAAAAGTTAAATAGTTATCCCCTAACCGTGCTACCATACCATTATATACCAATTCAAAAAATTATAATAAAAAAAAGCAGCCTTACGGGGCTGCCTTTTAAAACAAAGAAACATGAAAGCAATTAAGCCGGAGAAGTTACTTGTGTTAGAATTACTGAACTTACTGTATAAGCAAAGTGAGGTTCCATACCTTTAAATACCAGATTATATCCGTTAGTGTCTGCCATAGCTACTCCTGAAGTGGATTCGCTTGGGTCTAAAGATAAACCGTTTTTAATACCTAAGATAAAATTAACCCCAACCCCGCTAACCGCATTCTGCTCAGTTGCAATGATACAAACATCTTGCTGGCTGATTGCTCTTAGTGCATAAGAGATACTTGCAGCACGCTTCAATAAAGTAGCGTTAAATGTTTGGTCAATGTAGTTAGTGCCATTCTGACGATTCACAGTCAAAGTTTCTACGATACTTGCAGTATTTAATTCCTGCTCGTATGTCCAGAACTTTGTACCTGAACTCATCGTGATGGCCGTAAGAACACCCGAACCCTCCGTGAAAGAGGTGATGTTTGCGTGTTCTGTTATATAGAACTTGTAAACACCACCCTGAGTATCACGGCATGATTTTGAGTATCCTTGTAGTATTGCTGGGCAATTACTTGGCATCTAATTAGGTATTAACTTGTTTAACAACTTGGTCAGGGAATGCAATTTGAACACCGTATTTGAACTCGTCTACGAAACGAATCTCATCGGCTTCTTTAGCATAGAACAAGTCAAATTTCTCTTGTTCGTTTGCAAGGTCAGTACCCAAGAACATATTGTCTGTAGCGATTGCGTAAATCTTTTTAGTTCCCGAAAGACCTAAAACTGGTACAATCTCAACATCAGTATTCTCAATATACAATTTACCTTCTGCTCCGGTAATGTGGTACAGGTTATCAATTCCCAACTTCATACGGTAATCACGTGCCTCAGAAAGACCCATAAATACTTTCAAGTTAGGTTTAGCCAACATATCATCAGTTAAAGAAGCGTAAACGTTCTGTAAAGCTGTACGGCTGTTTGCTACTGACCAAGCTACTGGAGTGGCTGTAATTTCATTTGAAGCGGCGTTGATAATCTTAATCAAACCGTCAAATTTATTCAGGTACACATCAACTGAACCGGTATCACCTTGCCAAATTGCCACTTCCAAATCTTTAGAGATATTTTGAACAATATCGCCAATGATTTCTTGCTCGAAGGTAAGCATATCATACTTACTTCCGGCCTTCATAGCACCTTGCAAATACTTAGGCTCAAGGTCTTTTTCACACCATTTCATGTTCAACTTAATCTTACCAACAGTAAGAGTACGTTGAGTGAAAGTGGTATCGCCTGAAGCGTTAAATCCACAAGAGCCACCCGCTTGCCAAACGGCACGGGAAGCCACCATATTTACTGTTTCAGCCGATTTAATACCGGGCTGCAAAGTCATCAACGAAGCGGTAGTGCCTTGGGCAATCTGCTTGTAGATAAGACTTTCTGCGTTTTCCTTGGTATATGCGCCAAGGTCGCCTACGTTATAAGCCATTTTTTATGTTAATTTTTTTGGTTAAATTTTAATAGTTTTTCCGCTTTTTTATCCACGCTTGCGGCAAATTTGTTACGTGGTGTTTCAACTGGATTAGCTGAAGGAATCTCAAGTACCGAAGCAAACAAAGTGATAAACTCACTTACATTTGATTTTAGGCTTTCAATCTCTGCTTTTTGTGCTTCGATTAGTTTTCCTTGTGCTTCGATTTTACTTGCAAACTCCTGCTTTTCTGAAGCAAAGGTTTTAAGCTGCTCAGAAAATCCGGTTACTTGGTTTTGTACTGCCTGAACAGTTGCGGCCATTTCCGGGGCTGCTGCTGGTGCTTCAGGTGCTTTTACTGAGGTTACGGTGCTAACACCGTTTTCTGCTGCCACCGTAATAACTGTACCGTCTTCTAAAGTATGCTCACCTTCTGGGGCTGCTAATTCACCTTCCGGAGTTAATACTGTTACAACTGAACCCTCCTGTAAAGTAGGGGTGTTGTATTTGATTACTGTAACACCGTCATTTAGTTTACCTTCGCCCATTTGTACGGGTGCTGGGGCTGGAGCCGGAGCTGGTGTAGGTACTGCAACTGGTGGTACGGTATTAAATTTTGAAAGGAAGTCTTTAATCTTCACTTTTAAATCCGCTGGAATAGCGTTGTTTAATTCTTTGATGTCCATAACCTTATATATCAATTTATTTAAAATGTTCTAAAAACTCGATTAATTTGCTTAATTCATCTGCGCTTAATTCGACTGGTACGTCCTCAAAAAATCCCTCTACACTAAATCCCTTAAATATTCCAGTTTTAATAAACTGATTCCATACTTCATCATTTCTAACCTTGAACTCACCAAACCATGAACCGTCCGGCAATCCTTCAAATCCTTTAGGCGCATTAATACCCCTTTCTTTATTAGTAATGAAAGATGAAACCATATAAATATCAGGCAGTATCATCATGCTTTCATGCATTGGATTTACCCTTTGTCCGTATTGGTTTTTATGATACTTGTCAACTATTTGCTCAATAGTTTCTTTAGAGAAAAATACATCGTATTCACCCCTTGAATCATTACGGTAAATGCGTGTATTAGGAATCATTAACGGCCCTGCTAAAATCCGTTTCTCATTAGATACGGTTTCAAACTTGTAAGCCTTGTGTTCGTGAAATGCCTGAAAATTAACTTCTATTGCAGGACTATCAACTAATGCCACTCCGGTAACTCCCGAATGGTCATCATCGCTAATTCTTAACTCGTAAAGTGGTAACATACCATTATATACCACTATTAAGGAAATATTCTAAAACGTAGCCTGCTCCTGAAGTTTAGCTACCCTTCCCTGAGATTCTGAAATATCGGATTCTAAAACGTACACCCTGTTATTAAAGTTTTGGTTTTGTCCTTGTTCATTTAATCGGGTTATTGGGTTTCCGATATTAGGGGCTTGGGTTTGGATTTGCGGGCCTGTATTAACATTAACATCGGCAGAAGCGGATTGTACGCCTCCGTTGTATTGTTGGCTTAAAATCTTTGCCACGTTTGCAAAACCAGCTACACCGATACTAACAGCCAAAGGAGTAGCCAAAGCCCCACCAGCTGCCAAAGTAGCGTTAATTGCCTTGTATGTGTCTATTACGGCTTGTCCTGCTCTAAAGGCTTTCTCAACCTGGAATTGTTTTTTTCTTAGTTCTTCTTGCTTTTTAGCGTTACCATTAGCGGCTGCAATTTGTAAATTAAAGTAAGTGGATGAAAGACTGCCAACTGCATTAAAATAGTTTTGGGCAATCTCTAATTGTACCCTCGCTTCTTCTCTTTTTCTTTCAAGTGCCTTTTGTTCAAGTGCTTCTTTTAATTCTGCTGTTCTTCTATCCTCAATGCGCTTTTGCATTTCGGTTTGCATTTTTAACTCAACCTCTGCTTTAGCATATTTAATAAAAATTGGTAGCGTGGTAAATTCAAGTTCCTCTACCCTTACATTATTTAATACAGCCGATTCCTCTTTAAGTCCTTTTATCCTTGCTACTTTCTTTTTAGCCTCGAATGTTTGTTCAAGTTTAATAGATTCCTCATTAGCCCTTTGCTGTAATTTTAATACCTCCTCATTAAACTTTATCCTGTTATTTAGTTGGTCACCAGCACCCTCTAAACTTACAGAAGCAATACGGCCATTTTGATTAATCTCTATTAACTCTAAATCAATTCCTAACTTAGTGGCAAGGTCTAAAATAGTTTTAGCGTAATCATTAGCTATTTTCTTTCTCTCGGCTGAACCTTGCCTTTCAAGTTTTAGAATATTAGCTTGTTGTTCGGTTAATGTTTTATTTAATACCTGAAGTTCTAAGTTAGATTCAAAAATAGAATCAGCGTAATCCTCCTGCCTTTTCTTTCCATCCTCTAAAGATTTGTTAAGTGTTTTTTGTGCTTCTGCTAAATCAGCCGTGTTTTGTGTCATTAGGGCAATAGCCCCAGCAGCAGTTGTAATTATACCAGCGATGGCCATAATCGGATTAGCGGCTATTACTGAGCCTAAAACAATAAAGGCATCCTTCATTCCCACAACCGATTGAATCCCCTGACTTAAAGCCGTAGCCGCCTGAACTCTTAATAAAGTCTTTTCAAGTTCTTCACTCTGAACACCAAACAAAGCGGCTGCCCCCGTTGCTGCCTGAAAACCTCCAGCTAATTTACCAGCTACATTAGCAAATGCCGCTACTTTGTTTTCGGCATCAAGAGCATTCATAACCCTTCCAAGGTCTTGAATATCTCCTTTTACAGCCCCTAACTTTTCTAATACTTGAAAGTACCTTTCGCTGCCAACGGTTGTTTTACTAAGTTCGGCCTGAAGTAACTTAATTTCGTTCTTTAAATCTTTAACAGATTTAGCGGCCTCACCTGTTCCGGATAAACCGACTTTTAATAAAATATCTTCTGCCATATTATGCCCAGCCTCCCGCTGTTGTTACTGTATTTACACCTAATCTTGTAAATGATGTCCAGCTACCACG